CAACCGTTTGGCTCGTTTACATTCCCCCACCAACTACTTAGGTATATTATTCCCCAATTTATTAAGTTTGCCATTTTTTACTTTATTTAAAAACAATTTTAGTTTCTCTATGTTTTCTTTTTTTACCTTGTATCTTTTCATTTATTGTCACAATTATGTTCTTCTAAATAACCCAGCCCGTAAAATTAGACTCTTTATCTGGGTACATATCGTTATTACTATTAGAATTATATTCTGGATAGGTAGATTGATTGAAACTCATAAAGTCAATAAACCTTCTAGTGTAATGCTGTGCTATGTCTCTTTCTTGTTCTGCTAAATAATCAACTTCATCTTTAGTTACTGTTTCACTACTTTCGCTTGTATGTTTGTAAATACCACCATTAGAGACTGTATAAGCCAAGAATGGTAGCATTTCCACCTGAGACCAATGTATAGTCATAGGTTTAATGTATGTTTCTAGTAAGGTTTTATATGTAGGGTTAGCATCTAAAGCATCTGTAGTTATTAATGTCTCTATTTTTTCATATAGTTTAGTTCCTAAATAGTTTTGTATGTGAATTTCTTGAGCAACCTCAATCCATTGTATGAATTTATCAGTATCTAGGTTTCCGCTAAATACACTATACCTTTTAAGGTCTTTTGGTGTTATAAATAATGCTTTAGCCATTAGTTAAATCTTTTGTTAGTTGGTAAAAATCCTCTCTTTGGCATATCCATTGGTTTCATAGCTACCTCTTTAGGGTTTCGTACTCTTAATCCATCTCTCTCAGCTTGGTTAGTAGATACTTGCGGTGCATTAGGGTTGTTTACATCTACCTTTACAGTACTTGCAAATGTTTGTCTTAACCATTTATGATGGCAGTCTCCACCGCCTTTATAAAGCCATATAGAATAAGTGTCAGCACCCCTTGGACCCCATCCAGCATTTACTACTTGGGTTTCCATAGCTATTAAATCCTCTTTTCTGTATAGCTTGTCAGCTGCTACCATCTTTTCACAAAAAGGTCTGCTATCAGCACTTGTAGCTAAAGGTGTGTATCTGTAACGAACCTTGTATTTTAAATTACCTATTTCTTTGTCTTGTTCGCTTTTACTGTTAGGTCTAGCCGTTCCAGTACTTACAAAATTCCATACTTTAGATAATACAGATTGTTTAGGGTTGTTTAAAGCCTCTATTTCTGCATCTAATTTATCTTCTGTATCATAATCCACCTCTTGTGAGTCTATTAATTCCCACTCATCTTCTAAATCTTCTCCTAAATCTATTAAAGGATTGCTTTGTGCAGACATTTTTATGCCAGTTTCTTCTTCTTTAGTCTCTGCATCCATACCAGTAGTGTCCGTGAACTCCAAAGGCTGTATTGTAATGAAGTAAAGTTTTAAACTAATATCATTTACAGCTAGTATTTCTTCTAAACCATCTGTAAAATCTTCTTGATATGACTTAATAGTAAGGTTATCAAACAATAAAGTAGCCGTTTTTATCTCATCAGCGTTGTTACCTAAGCCACTATTACCATCTCTTACCCCTAATAACATAGGAGAAGTAACTCTATGCCCTACAATTAGCTTCTTAAATGCCTCATCTGAAAGATATTGGTAGTGTGCTGGTGCATCATTTAGTGGTATATCGTCTACCGTTGTCTTGCTTTCTGCATTATTATTAAACGCTACTATTACTTTTTCTCCTCTAGCACCTGTTAATTTACTTAAAACACTGTTTTTTACCTCCTCTTGCTTTTCTTTATCTGGAATACCATTGTTAAAGTTCACTACCTTAGTACCACTGAATCCGTTTAGGGTGTCATTAATAAGGTAATCAGCTATTTCTTCTTCTAATAAAGCATAAGGCAAAGCACCTTGATAGTCTACTGGTGGGTAATAATAAGAACCAGTTACATAAGGCTTAATAATGTATATTTCATTGTCTTTTTTCTCATTATATCCAAATGCGGGTATTCTTTTAGGCTCATCACTTTGTTTATATTTAGACCAATCAGGGTGGTAATACCAAGCCTCTACCTCCCCATCTTCATTGCATTTTTCAGCCCTTAAAGTCTGCATAGGAAAATGAGTAATCTTTTTAACCTTTCCTTTATCATAAGTAACTTGCAAGGCAGCCATACCTAATAGCTTCCTATCCATTACAGCAGCTTTTAAGCACTCCTTAGAGACTATAGACCTTAACTGTGCGTATTGTTCTGGTTTTCTATTAGAGTCTGTAGCATCAACCCCCTTACCGTATATCATTTTAGACATACCGTTAATAATAGCGTTGTTAGTAGTAGAACCTACATAACGCTTAATTAAATAATCAAAGTAATTATTATCAGTACCGTAATTAACCCACTCCTTATTTTTAACCTCTACAATACTAGGTGCGGTGTATTTACTTAAATTTAATATGTGTATATTTTCCATTTATAAAATGATGTATTCATTAGAAGAAACATTACTTGTAAACTCATCCTTATTAATAGAGTAGTTAAGTGCTGTCTGAGTTGTACAAAATAGTTTATCCTTATAAACTATGTGCCTTCCGTTTAAAACGCTTAAATTATAGAACCTACCTTCTTTTAAATTAAATATTAAAGAGGCTGTTAAATAGTATTTATCAATAGTAAAAGTTCCGCTTATTTCTGCTTCTGTATTAGTAGCTTCATCTGTTATTATGACCTTAGTAGCGGCGTATTCTCTTGGAATAAACTTTAGTGTTTGGTTAGTGCTAATAGGTTTTAAAACAATCATATTTTACCTTTTTATAAAAACAAAAAAAGGGCTAAGTTGTTAAACTTGCCCCTCTTTAAAAAAGTAAATAAAGTAATTAAGTTCCTACAACAACAACCGTATTAGTAGTGTCTCCTATAATAGAAGCAGAAACAAAAGTAGCTAGGTTTTTCTCTTGACCAGTAAAGGTAAGATTATAACCGTTTAAGTCTCCCATACCAGCACCACTAGCACTAGAAACAGCAACCTCACAGCCGTTTTCAAAACCAGCAATTCTATAGTTACCATTATAGTCCTCTACAAATATAATAGGTCTGCCATAAGAGATTAATCTTAGTTCTTTCTGGGTAACAGCATCTTGTTTTTTAAGTACTATTGTACCTGTTTGAGTCCAAAAAGAAGTTCCATTTTCTCTGGAATTTTCATTAGCCTCATCGAAGGAGTTAGTTCCTTTTAAGTCGTATTTGTATAAAGTAAGGGCAGTTTCAAAAGCAGTAACAATTCCATCCGCATCTAAAGTCGCACCACTTAAAGCAGTTGCAGCATAGTTTACGAAGTAAATACTTTTTAAACCTCCTACAGAATCTTTGCAAGGTTCTAGCCTCCCAAGAGTAGCATCACAAGCCATATTTTTATATTTTTAAAAGTTAGTAAAAAAGGGGGCTATTAAACCCCCTAGTTAAATTTATGCTGGTGTGTATAAAACAATATCAGAACCAATCCCGTATTGAACTCCTGCACTAAAACGCATTACAATTCTAACATTTTTAGAACCATCAGTTTCAGACATATCAATCAATCTCACGTCGTTATGGTCAGAAAGTAAACCAGTTCCAAAAAACAAGTTAGACTTTTCAGCTGCTACAATATAGTTGCTAGCTAAACCATTTGCTACAAAGATTTTAACACCATCAAAAGAAAGTGAACCGTTGTTGTACCATTGAGTACCCTCTGCATTTGTACCATTTGCACCTAAACCACTAGCAGCAAAACCACCTAATGCTCTTACATAGGCTCTAGCTACGTTTTGAGAAACATAGATATATAAATCTTCCTTACCGTATAAAGTATCTGGAATAGCATCTACTACTTTTCCTAGTTCTGCAATTACGTTTGCAGCTGTTACAGTTGTACCTACTACATCAACAACAGTAGCGTCCGCTGTCATTAAAGTAACTAATCCATCAAATTCTCCAGCTGTTGCATTTGTGCCAGACCAAATATTCTTTTCAGTCTTTTCAGCAGTCTTAGCAGCTACGTGTCCTAAGATATAGTCAGCAAATGTAGCTGGTAAAGAATCAAAAGAACTGTACCCCATAGAAACCGCATCCCAGTCACTTTCAAAGTCAGACTTACAAACTTGTAAATTTACTTGAAACTGCTCAGGTTGTAAAATACGCTCTACAGTTGTAATTGTAGAAGTCGGGTCAAAATCACAAGAAGCATCTTTTAAAAGTGCATCCGTAGATAGCTTTCTAATAACTTGCTTAAATTTAATGTTTGGTTTTACTTCAATACCACCGTTCTGGATAGTAGAACCAGAAAGTAAAGCCGCAGAGATGTACCCAGCAGCCGCCTCGCCAGCGTATGAAGTTGTAATGCTTGTAGTTGTTGCCATTTTTTATTTATTTTTACTTGTTAAATAATTTACTAAATACGATGTCAGTCGTAGATTTTGATTTGTTTTTAGAATACACTTGTAAAGGCTTCTTATTTACAACCCCTTCTGGATTGTGCTTAATAGGCTCAGCAGATAATTCTACTTCTTTTGCTTCTTCTACAATAGGCTCAGCAGATAAATCTGTCCTTAGTTGGGTAATTTCGCTTCTTAGCTTTTCAATTTCAGCAAAAAACATTTCCTTACTAATAGACTCTACTACCTTTTTAGGTGTAGCTGTTTCAGCTTCCGCCTCTACTTCCACCTCTACCTCTGGAGCTTCTTCTGTAGGTTCTTTGATTTCAGCTATAACACCTTCATCTACTACTGCTAACATTTTACCACTTTCGAGCATATACTCCCCAGCTGGTAATGGTATTCTGTCCTCTTCGTTTACGACAAAAATTTCCATTCCAACCTCAAAAGATTCTGCTTCTAAAATAGTGCCATTGTCAAGAGCCATCTGCTCTAGCTTTACTTCTAAGCCAAGCAAGGTTTTAATCTTGTTAATTTGTTTGGTTGCACTCATAAGATTTATTTATATTAAAACAATTATTAAATTACTTTGTTATGTTTTTGTAAAAAAACAAGAAATATTTTTACCCTCTGCTATTGTTTATGGTTCTGGGTGTGTTGGTGTTTGTAACAGAACTAACTTGACCACCTTGCAAATCACCTATCCCTTGATTTAATAATTCTCCTTCACAGCACTTAGCACTATATGTATTGTCATCACATAAGCACCCTCTTTTTCCCCCTTTGGGGCTGTTGTTTTTATTACCCATAATTTTTTTAATTAGATTAAGCATTTAAAATTTCTATTATATTTTTTACGAGTTTGTCATCTGCAGAAAGATTCTCTTTTGGCATTGCTACTTTGTCAGCGAAATATCCTTCTATTGAAAATCCTTTAACTTTGCCAGTTTTAACATAATCATTCCATATCTCGTCGTTATCTACCTTCATAGATACCATCCAAGTTCCTAGTGGCATATTTAACCCGTACTTTCTTGATTTGTCGTGTACTTCATCTTCTACTAGCCAAGACTCCACTACAGTCATTCCTTTAATGTCCTTTTGATGTTCAAGTGTGGCATTGCCTTGTTTACCGCTTTTTAAATATAGTTGCGAGGCTTGTACTACTGTTTCTTTTGAAAAGAAAATGTAAAATTCTTCTTCTTTGTTTTTTCTATAAATAGGTTTGTTAGGTATTAAAGCTGCACCCATCAAAATACGCTTCTCTTTGTCTACCTCTGCTAACTTAACTTCTTCTGATTTTAAGAATATAAAGTTTTCTTCTATGGCTGGGTTTTCAACTACAGAAATAGCTTCTATTCCATTAAGTTCTTCGTTTTCGTCTAGTATTAATTCTATAATATTCATTTTATAGTTTTTATAAAAACAATTAATTATACTTTTTGTTTAAATTGAGGCACTTGCTATGATATTTCTTTCCATAGCTTGGGCAGTAGTAACGTCTCCCGATACTACATAAGCCTTTAATGGCTTTTTCTCTTGTGAACCTATAGACTCTGCTAATTGATTTGTGCCACTTTGACCTACTATATTAAAAGATGGTGCTGTAGCTGCTGGTGTGCTTGGTGCTTGAATACTAGCAACACTTCCACTACCACCTAATCCACTTGCAACACTTTTAGCGGAACTTATAGCAGATTTTACACTTCCTATTATTCCTATTGCTTGTGCTGCATATCCTATCAATAAAGGTATGTTTTGAGGAAAACCAACTTTAGCCGTTTGAGCAACACCTTCTGCAGTAGCTACAGAAGTTCTAGCCGAAGCTAGCGAACTAAAAACAATAGTCTTTTTTGCTTCTGCTATTGTTTCTTGAATATTCATAATTTGTTTAGCTAAAAAAGCAGCTTTACCAAGTGCCGTTTCTTGACCAACTAATCCTATAATAGCATTTAGTGCGTTTTCTTTATCTTGTACTTTTTTAAGTTCTAAGGCTGCTAGTTCATTTGCCAATATCGTAGCAGCGTCTAGTTCTTCTTTAGCTACTTTTATTTTTAACTCTTTTTCTGCTGCTATTTTAGATGTCCTAGTTTCTTCTTTTACTTTTTCTATTTCTGCTGCTTCTGCTTCTAAGGCTTTTTGTTCTGCTAACGCTTCCCTTCTTGCCCCAGTTACCTCTGCTGTAATGCTTTTTTGTTTAGTAAGCCTAGCGGTTTCTAAGTCTATTAAGGTTGCTCTTAATTGTGCTTCTTCTAGTAAATCTTCTTTAGTAGAATTAGCCAAAGCGTTTTCAGCTATTTTGGCTTGTAGTCTTAGTTTAGAATTTGCTATTTCTTTTAATGTTATTCCCTCTTCTATCTTACCAGCCTCTATAAGTGCTTTTATTCTTTCTTCTACACCAACCGCTAATTTATCAGCAGCCTTTTCTCTAAGTTCTGCTATCCTTCTATTTGCTTCTGCTCTTTGTATTAATAAGTCTCTTTCTCCTTTATCTGCTTTGGCTCTTTTGTCTGCAATACTAGCAGCTATATTTGCTTCTCTAATGTTTTCATCTATAAAACCTTTTACAGCTTGTGTAGCAGCAATAATTTTACCAGTAACATCTTCAACACCTAAGGCAACTTTACCCACAGCGTTTACGGCTACCTTACCAGCCTCTGAAAATTGACCTCTAAAAAGTAAATTAATAGCCTTACCTAATTGTGGTATCAATTCTATTAGACCCTGAAATCTGTTTACTATGTTTTCTTTGATTAAATTTCCAAAGTCTTTTAAGGCTTGTTTAGGGTTTTCAAATACTGAAATTAGTTTCATTCCTAAATCAGAAAGCAATGTAATAAGGTTGCCAGTAATAGCACCTATAACGCCCATTATTTTAGTAAACTTATTTTGACCCTCCTCACTAGATGTAAAGGCTGCTTTTAAAGACGCTACAGCTAAAACCAACAAACCTATACCAGTACCTATAACAGCTAATCTAACAAGCCCTAACTGCCTAACAGTACCTACTAATGTAGTTTTTAAAGCTGTGAATTTACTTATTGCACCCCCAGTTAATTTATCTGTAGTGCCACCAAATGAAACCATTTCTCCAGAGGCTTCTTTGGTTTCTTCTTTTACACCTTTAACACCAGATTGTAGCTTTTTTAATTCTGCTCTTCCAGCTTCTGTTTTTACATCAATTATTATAACTTCCTTTTGCATATCTTAGTCTTTTAATTTGTTTGATTCCTTCTTTTAAATTTTTAGATAATTTGTATTTACCTTTAGCAATTTCTATAGTTTCACTTACACCATAAAAGTCATCTAGGTTTAAAAGTTTAATTACTATCATTTCTATAAAATTTTATATTTGCATTATTATAGGCAAAGGTTAAAGCCCAGTTAGTATCAAAATCATTTGAATAACCATTGTACCAAACATCTATATTTTTCACTCCACATAAAACAGCAAACCAAGCCATACCACTATCAATACCAAAATGTGCTTTAGAATTTTGCATAATGTTTCTTATTGTTTTTAGGCTCATTGTTTTATCTTCTACACTTATTAATTTACCTTTATATTTTTTCTTTACTTTTTCTTTTTCTTGGTCATTAAATATCTTTATGTTTTTAGCTTGTGGAAATTCACTAATTCCATTAAATTGATATGTATAGTAATCTCCTTTTATTATAGGCGTTTCTTTTGTTTGCTTTATTTTTTTTATATCAAAAGGGAAGTGATGGCCTACGTGATTAAAATCTAAATCCTCACTTACTGAAATATCTACTCCCATTATCTCAAATAATTCTTGTCTATATAAAGCCTCTCTTGTATAAACCTTTAAATCTGGATTGTGTTTTTGCCACCAAGTAATAGAAATTATCATATCCCCAAGACCGGGCTGTGTTATTATGTGCTTCATAAACAAGTAGTTTCTCCAACCTTTTGAACAAGTTTATAATAATTAAAACCAGCTAAATCAGTTCTTATATCTAACTCTTTATTGTATGGTAGGTTTTCCGAATACATACCCTTAAAAAACATTCCATCATTTGTATTAACTACACCAGCATTGTGATAAAAAGACAACCTATCCCAATCCTTTATATGGTTTGTATAAAATAAGAAATCAAACTCTTTTGGTACTTCTGTTTTAAAGCCATACTTCCAAGCTGTCCATAATTCAGCCCACATTGAGGCTGTCCAGTGCTGTAATTCGTGGTATGTTTTACCTTTTTCTTTCTTTATTTTAGCAGAAATTTTATGTGTTTCATTAAAAAACTTCATTTGTAAATCAAAAACATCTGCCCAATATTCTGTAGGTACATTTTTAATTAATTTTTGAGCCCCACCACTTCCTTTTTCGTTGCCTATTACAAGGTCTTTGTCTATGTTTGCTAGGTTACACATAAAATCTAGCACTTCTTCTCCCTTACCTTTTATGTAATCAGCACCTATATAGCTAATAGTATCAGATAAATACCAAATGTCATCATTTAAAAAAGGCTTAAAATCAAAAGGTCTAGTAAATATGAAGTCTGAATCGTGAAAGAATACACTTTCTTTTTCTAACCACTTATTACTTTTCCAATGTTTCTCTAATATGTGTGCTTGTATTGATGGCTGGTAATTATTATTTACTCTAGTGTCTGGATAGAAATAAAAGTTAGCATCTTTAAATTTGTTTTTTAAATTAATCCAATCGTTTGATATTTTAGAGTCTCCATAACCCAATACAATATGCACACAAGAAAGGTCTACCTTATTTTCTAAAAAATTAGATAGGTAAACCTCCACTTCCCAAGTGTACTTTTTAATGGCTGGCTGTGTGCTTAGATATATCATTTAAGGACAAACTGGATTTGTAACTACTATTTTACTACTTCCATCCCAGTACCAAGTTGTAGCACCATCTGAATACCACCTTGCATTAGATTGAATACTAGAACAATTACTAGAAGCTCCGTATATTACGGTAGAATCTGTAAAATTAGTACCGTTATGATAAACGGTTCTAAATATTGTTTGAGTACAATAAGCGTCTTGAGCAGAAGTAGCAGAGGATTTTATACTCGTAGATACGCAACCTCCAGAAGGAGGTGGTGTAGTTGTTGTGGTTGTTGTGGCACAACTAGAAACAATAGTAGCCAAGCTGCTTGGGTCAACTACATAAACCTCACTACCTAATGTGTAACACTCAGAGCCATCATTAGAAACTAAAACTTGACCGCTTGGAAAAGATGGGTTTAATTGTAAAGTTGTATTAAATCCATCTGAATTTCTTTCAGCTATAATAGCATTATTAGGAGGTGCTGTTGTGCTTGTAGTTGTTGTTGTCGTTGGGGAAATAGTGGTTGTTGTAGTAGTTGTAATTCCTTGACAAGTATTACAACCAGTTACAATAGTGTAACCGCTTATGTCTATACTATTTTCGTCTCCAGCGTTTGTATCGTATTGGCTTTGAGTAGCTGTATTGTTTACAAAGTAACAAGTTCCAAATATAGATACGGCATCTGCAGCTTGTGAATCTTGAGAATCAAATAGAGTTGCGGTTGTTCTAGCCACTCTATCTATTGCTTCACTACATTTTTTTAAGAAATAATAGTTGTACGTTTGAGGTGCTAAAGTTGTACTTGTAGTCGTTGTTGTTGATGTGGTAACACAGCTAGCACTATTGCTTTCAATAAGAGCGTCATAAGTTCCACAGCTTCCATTTGCATAAGTACCCCTTAAATCATTACCATCACAATAGCTAGATATTAAAGTTCCATTAGCTAAACAAGTAGTAGACGTTGTTGTAGTAGTAACACAGCTAGGGCTATTAGATTCAAATAAAGCAGAGTAAGTACCACAGCTTCCGTTATGATAAACTTTATATAAATCATTCCCAGAACAAAAAGTATCCCCAGTAGGTGTACCATTAGGAGGACAAGTAGTAGTAGTGGTTGTGCTTGTTGTAGTTGTTGTAGGTGGTGGAGTAGTTGTTGTACTTGTTGTGGTGGTAGTGCTAGTGCTTGTAGTTGTGGTAGTTGTGTTTGTTCCACAAGTTTTATCAGCAGTTACTATAGTAGTATCGGCTGTTATTAAGTCGGTATCGGCTGTACAAATATCTGCTACTGCTACAGCTGTTTTAATTACGTTTAATAATTCTAAACTACTTTCTCCACTTTGTAGGTTTGTTGTTATGCTGTTTATTTTATAAAACCTATCTAATATTTGTAGCGTATCGGATAGCTTATAATTAAGTAAGAATTTTAAATCAAAAAACGCCTTAAACTTTGAAAGCCTAAGACCGCTTTTAAATACATCTGTTATATATGTTTCATAATAACTTTTAAATAAAGTATCAGTAAATAAACCGCTATTTGTGTATTCGTTTAATTCTGCATTAAAGTTTATGTTTTCTTTGCTTATTGTGTAATCTAAAGAAACGCTATTAGAAGGTATAAAAAAGTCTGCTAAATCCGTAAAACTAGAAGTACTATCATTTAAAAACCTAATGCTATTTCCTAAATTTGTCTCTATTCTTATAGGATAAAATAAAAGAGGTTTACCAAAATAAGAGTCGCTATTGTCATCAACAAACCAACCTACTTGAATTACGGTAAGTGTGGTATTATCTGAATCGTAAAGCCTTTCATATTTTAAATGTTCAAATGGTAAGGTAACTTCATAAGTGTCTCCCCCAGAATCAAACCTACCACCTCCGTTATATTGGTCAGTTCCCCAACCTTGATTAAAAGTCTGTTGGTGGTTTAAAGCTAATTTAGTACCTAGCCCCTCGTACTCAAGTTTAATTTTTTCAAATGGTAAAGCAGCATCTACTGTGTGTGTATTTACATCTATATATTTTGTTATGTCTCTAGTTACATCTGTTTCATAATAACTATCTAAAGTCTTTACGTTTATTATTCCATTTTCAGCATAAACAGTAAGATTAAACATTTTAAATAGACCAGTTAAAAAGTCTATTATTTTCATCTCTGGTAATTGCTGCGTTATGATAAAACTTCTAGTTAGGCTAATAGCTTGCGTTGGAGATACGTAAGAAAAGCTTTCTGGATAGTTTATACTTGTTATATTCCAAGTAACTTGTATATTTATAGCGTTTTTTGTTTGAACAAAAACAGTATAACCAGTACTAGAGTTTGTTAGTATTCCACTAATGTTAGAAGAAAATCCATTGTCATTCGTAAACTGTCTAAAAACTAATCCTTCTTTTTTTATTATAACCGTATAAGGGTCTGCTGTATTTGAATTAACAACTAAATTATAATTTACTCCTTGTGCAGAATTAAAAACTAATATCCTATCAGGGTACATAGCGACTTCTTCCATTTCATCAAGGTTTTCAGTCCATCCATTTACTTGATATGTAAATTCTGTTGAATCAAATACTTCCCCTTTTTTTCTGTGCATCCACATATAAAGGTCATTATATGCTTTGTTGTTTTCGTTAAAGAAGTCAGTAGAAAACGTAATACCATAAGTAGAATTTTCAATAGCTTTTATAATAGCCTTAATAGGTAAAGCGTATTTTAATTCTGTGTATGGCACTCCTTGCATTACACTAGCCTCTCCGTATAAATTTCCAGAACCAACTACAGAAGTAACACTATTATAATATAACTGTTCTGTGTGTGTTATTAAAGGGGCTATTATTTTGTAATTTATTCCATCTACAGCAATAGTTGTTCCAGTTTCTAATGCACCTCTTACAGCAGCAGCGTCATAATCTAAATTAAAATTACTTAACCAATCTAAAGAAGATAAATTGTCCTCAGCTAAAACGTCTTTTAAATTAATTGTACTTCCAAAAAAAGTAACCCTATACGAATATACTTGACCATCTCTTAAATCAACGCCTTCTAGTTTTACCTTGCCATCTCTAAAGGTCTTAGAGTTTAAATCTATGTTGCTTGTTTTTTTTGTTCTAGCATCAAAACCCCCAAAGATATTGTAGTTGTAATAGTGTTTAAATAACTTATTGTTAGTAGGGGATGCTGGTAATGTGAAAGTTTTAGTAAAGTCTGTAAATACCTTTGATATGTCCTTTATGTTTTGTATTGTTTGAGTAATCTCTACAGACTCATCCGCAAACATATCAACTCTTTGACCCTCTATATAAAGCTGTACTAATTGCATTTATCTAATGTTGTTTATAGCTTGGAAAGCAAATTCACATTCTATTGTATATTGTATTAGCTTTTCGTTTACTTTAGTTTTATACTGTAAGTTTTCTGTAGTTACTATAATTGGTAAAACTACTCCGTTTATAGTAGCCCATACACTTTCTGAAAGCAACAACTGTTTAATAGGTTCGTTCATTGTTTCATCTACAAAAGAAGTATTTAAAGTTATTCTTTCATTTCCGTTTGACCTTAGTATATTGTCTTGATGAGAGTTCATAGAATACCCTCCACTTTGTGAAATGGTATGTCTTTTATATCTGTCTTTACTAACTGTTAAATTCTTAGTAAATTTCTTAAAAAACCAAAGGTCTTGTAAAGCACCAAACTTATTTACAAAAGTTACTTTAATCGGTGTAAACTTAGGTTCGCATAGTCTAACAATAGTAAACACTTGACCAGCCAAAGTAATAGAAGTCGTCGCAGTACTAAAAGAACTATATACTATCTGACCATCTACCTCTCTTGGTATAACACCAGCTGTGCTTTCTGGCTGGTAAATAATTCTATTACTAATAAGCAAAGAGTTTGGAAGCGTTACTGCGTTCTTTCCTTCTTCAAAATTACTATAGCCATTAAAACCCTCGTGAAAATAAGGAGCGTCTAAGCCAACTTGTGTACCACTGCCTTCTAGTCCATCATAATACTTTACTATAATACTCAAAGACACTGTATTACTTGTGTACGTTCCGTTAAAGGAGTCTATTAAATAGTCCTTAGATAGTTCTGCTATTTCAAATAAAGCACCATTAGCGTTATCTGTGTTTTTAATTATAGTATAAACTAATACGTTTTCTATTGATAACTCTAGCTTTGCACTTAATGCTGTGGCTCTTGGGTCATAAATAAAATACGGACTTCTTAATAGTATATTTGCCATCTTATTTTTTTGTTGTAAATTTCATAAAGTCCATTACTTCTAATGCGTATGCTTGTACTAATTCTTCTGGTAGGTTCTTAAATGCTTTTTCAAATGGTTTGGTAAAAAATAAACTAGGCTTAATACCTCTATTGTAAATGTTTCCAGCTATTATATATGCTATTGTTTTGTAACTTCCTTTCTTGAACTTCCCCTTGTCATCTCTTAGCCTTATTCTTTTCCTACTTACCCAGCCCTCTAAACTGTTTACAAAACTACCCCAAGTTCCTTTGTGCGTTCCACTACCAAACTTATAAGGAGAGTTCGGTGCTTGTTGTCCTTTTATCTTAGCATTTTTAGAAACCTTACTAGGGTCTTTTCCTTTTACCCCTTTGTCTTGAAACGTACCATACTCATTCATTATAAAAGCTAATGAGAAGCTATTAGGGTTTTCTTTTACTGTATATCCAATAGAATTATAAAGTCCTTTAGAAGCGTTCTTTTGCCCTTTAGTTAGGTTTGTCCTAGACTGTTGAACAACATACTTAGCAAACTTATTTAATGCACCTCCTAGTTCTTTCATTTAACAGATTGTCATATCATTAGGAATCAATACATCTAGGCTTAAAGTCCACCCAGCTACCTTGTTTTCAAACCTATCTGTAAAGGGTTCTACATTAGGTGTGCCAGTTAATTCATACAGTTCATCTCTTAGGTTGCCCCTTCTTAATAATTCAAGTAGTCTATTAATTACAGCCAACTGAGTATTTAAAACATCTTGTTCATTGTTGTTTCCTAAGAATTTATCTGTTACTGCGTCTTTGCTTTCATCTACTATGTCCATACAAATTACAGACAAACTAAACTGCCAAGCAGAACCCAAATAGGTTGCATTGTTTACTATAAAATGTGATAAAGGAAATATATCTTGCTTGTTTAAATCTACCTCAAATATATCTCCATAGGTAACGGTATTAACAAAAGCATCTAAGGCTAATGTTTCTTTTATCTTAGTAGTGATGTTATAAAAACCTTTCATTTTTTAAAGTTGTTTTTTATCATTCTGCTTTCAAACTCTGCTTTTTCCTTTTCAAATGCTAAATACATTAAGCAACTATGTAAGGAAAGGTTTGTAATTTCTGTAAATCTTCTAATGTCTCCCTGAGCAAGTGTGTATATTTCTTGATAGCTTCCCCATTTTCTTCCGAAATTTGACCGTTCATCAGTTCCTTCTGTGCTTCCTTCTGTAAATAATTCGGGATAGCTTTCAACAAGTCGGTTGTTAAAGTCCAAAAAAAAACCATTGCACCAAACACAACCCCTAAAGGCAT